GTCCCTCGGGCTCGGGCAGAAACCCACGAGCTCCTCCAGCACCGCCGTGGTTGCGGCCTCGATGGCGTCGCCCGCCATCGCCTTGCCAAACTCTTCGTCGGACACCGGAGGAGTCGCGGTATCCGCCTCGGGCTTGCAGACCACGTAGACCACGTCGCAGAGCAGGACGGGGTCGCGGATCAGCTTCTCGATCAGCGTCCCCTCGATGACCTGCATGAGGTCGACTCCCGTAAGCCCGCGCACGCGCTTGAGCGTGGCGACGTTGATGTCCACCGTCCAGGTCCGGCCCGCGTTGTCCTTGAACGTCCGCATCCATGCCTCCGTGAACAGCAACCCGACAGCACTCCAACGCAAATCCGACAGCGATCCGACAGAGTCAGCCGCCGATCCACGACGGGGCCGTCGCCGAGTACGTCACCTTCGCCGTGACCGAGACGGTGATGGCCTCCTCGAGGGCCTCGTTCCGCGAGAAGTTGGTGATGGAGAAGTCCGCCTGCAGCCCCTGGCCGCCGGTGTCGTCGAGGATCTGGAGTCCGATCGGATCGTTCTGGAAGAAGGCGTTCTTGATGGCGGTAAACCCGGCATCCGCCGTGTCCCAGACCATCTCGAACTCGACGCTCGCCTCCTTGAGCGTGGCGACCGTGGCCCGCCAGCCCGCGTTGGCGCGGGTGGTTACGTCGGCCTCGCCCGCCTCCAGGCTGAGGGTCACGTCGCGAGTGTTGCCCAGCGCCGTCCACGCCCCACCGCCGCCCTGACCGCCCACCTTGAAGAGCAGCTTGGCTTCCATGCCGAGTTTGATTGCCATCGCCCGACTCCTTTTACTCGGCGCTGTGGCCGACCACGAACATGCTTTCGCCCGCCTTGCTCTTGACCTTGACCTTCGAGAGGTCCACCCGCTCGAAGTAGTACTGCGTGCCGGGTGCCACCGGGATCTCCTTGCCATCCGTTCCTTCGAGGATGGCGTCCTGCGTGTTGGTGTGCGCCGCCGTCAGCGTGAACGTCGCGATCACCGATGTGCCCGACATGGGCACGTACCCGCTTTCGAGATCGACTTTGAGCGTGATCAGGTTCCTCACGGCTACCTCCGCACCCGGTACGTGACGCTCAGGACACTCGTGAAGACCCGGTGCTGCTCCAGCGACTCGCTCGACACCACGGGCTCGTGGGCGATCCCGACCCACGCCGCGTCCGGCGCATCGGGGAGACGCTTGAGACGCACGTGATCCGCAATCGCCTCGACGAGATCGAGCAGGCCGTCGATCTCGGCCGCGTCACCCTCCGCTGGCAGTTTCTTCTGCACGCCCACATCGAGCACGCACTCGAAGGTGCTGCTGTCGCGGCTGGCCGCAGAGATGCCTGTCGTTCGAGGGACCACGGACACGCGGAGGTCCTTGAGGTCCTCCAGCGTAAACACGGGCTGGAACATCCGCACCGCGTTCACCGGTTGCCCGAAGGAACCGGCGTTGATGTGGGCGGTTAGGGCGTCGGCGATGGCGACGATGGTGCTCACGGGGCACCGCCCTTCGTCGCGGCCATCCCGGACACCTTGCCCTCGAGGTATGAGACGCGGCGCTCCATCGCCTGGTACTCGGCGCGGATGGATCGGGCCTCACCGATGAACTCATCCATCCGCTTTTCGAGCTGCTGGAGCTTGGTGGTGACCACGCCCCACTGGATGGTCATCGCCCCGGCGGCGAGGATGATCGTGACGAGCACGCCCGCCCACCGCGCCTTGGTCGCGTTCTGTCCGCCGCCTTCCGCCATTACGTCTCCGTCCCGATGTGCTTGGTGTGAATCCGCAAAGTTCTTCGGTATGGGTCGCTGTACCGGAACGGGGGTTGACCGCCGGGCGCGTTGACCTCGTACACGAACACCTGTGCTCCGACCGTCTCACGCACCTGATCGCCAGCTCGCGGGAGCGTCGGGCCGGCACCCAGGTCCAGATCCGCGGCCCGCACGAGGAAGTCCCTCGACTCGGTGCGGTGGATCAGCCCCGAGTCGTCGGCCTGCTCGAACTCCGTCTTGCCGATGGTGGCCTGGAGTTCCTTGGCTTCGGCCCCCCGCTGGTAGACGACGGTGCGGCTCATGTGCCGGTGCCGCTGTTCCTCAAGGAAGGCCGAGCCACGATCGAGCAGATCGCCCACGGGAGCCTCCTCGGTCGGGTCACTGCAGCAGCCGGACGCGGACGATGGTGTCGGCATCGACGGTGGTCTTCACCGCCTTGCCGATCAGTTTGTTCGCTCCCGCAGCCGCGTTCTTGGTCGCGTTCTGCGCCGCGGCATCCCAGTAGGTGTTCGTGCCCGCGGGGATGGCGCTGGCCGCGCCGAGCGCTTTGGGGAAGTCGAACACCCCCGACACCGCCAGCGAACCGAGCTGGTTCGCCTTGATGGGTGCCTGCGCGATGCCGACGAGTTCCGCCTGGACCACGACTGCGCCCACGAGCGTGTCAGCCCCGGGGGTGTAGTCGATTGCCTCGCCTTCGTGAACGAACTTTGCGGGTCCTGAAGCCATGCCACCTTCTCCTTCGCCGGGAGTGATCCCGGACTGTTCTTCTCCGGCGCCTTCGCCGATTGGTGTTTCGCCCATACTGCTTACACCTCACCCTTGCTCTTGACGCCGCCGCGGGGGTCCTGCAGCGCGACGCCGAAGTCGTGGTACCCGCGCATCCGCACGCCGAGCTGGTTGAAGTCTGCCTCCGCCGCTTCGATGGTCGGTGACTCGTTGCCGTTCAGGAACGCCACCTCAATCACCGGCAGATCCGACGGATCGGCGAGGAGGTACCACGCCTTGGTGGAGTTGCCGGTGTAGAGCGCGTTGGATAGGTAGCGGCTGACCTCGATGCGGAACTTGCCCTGGTGCGGGTTGGCGACGGGGAACTTCACGTTGACCGTGGTGTCCCGCATCTCGACACTCTTGTAGAGCTGGGTGCCCACCGCCGAGAGCGCCGTCGGCACGAGGAGGATCGACGGCATCACGCCTGTGGGCTTGCCGTCGGAATCCACGAGGTCCATGAAGGTGACCTCGCCCTTGGTGAGGCCGTCGATGCCGAGCGCCGTGTCCGCGCCCGAGATGAAGTTCTTGTTGCCGGCGCTGAAGAACGCGGCGTTGTTCATGAACGCCGTCCAGAAGACGTCGTTGATCTTCAGGCCCGATCCGCGGCCGAGCTTGCGCGGGACCGTGGTGATCGCGCCGAGGTCGTCGTTGATGATGTCGCGGCGGTCGATGGACAGCATGAGGCCATAGGTGTCGGCCTTATTGCTGTAGGTCTCCTCGCCCAAGGTCCCGTGCTTGAGCTCGCCACCCGGGGCGACCTGCTCGTACTGGTCCTTGCCGACCAGCCGGTAGCTCGTGACGGTTTTGAAGTCGGAGACGTTGCGGACGGCGCAAACGCTTCGCCACACGCGCTCGACGCTGAAGAAGCCCTCGAGCAGGAACTTGTTGGCGACGCTGGAGAGGATGCCGCCCACGTCGATGGTGGTCATCCCCGCCTCGATGCCACGGCCAAAGGCGTACTCGAGTACCTGCCGGTGATCGCGGAAGCTGTTCCCGCAGTATCCGTTGAGCTTGGCAGCTTCGCACAGGAGTTCCCGGAGCCCGATGCCATGCCGGAACGACCTCGAAGCGATCTCAAGGGCGGGCGCGGAGCAGAGTGTCTCGATGCCGTCCAACCGCGCACTCTGGAGACAGGCAGCCTCGAGCACTTCGTTCGTTACGCTCGTGTCCGGCGCGTGTACTGCTGGCGTCTTCGGCCGGCTGGCACGGAGCACCTCAAGCTCGGCACGAGTCGCGTCCCAGCCGTCGCGGATTGCCTGGGCTTCGATCTCGGTATGACTGCCGCCGCACACCTTGCGGATGGCCGCGATGCGGGTCGTTTCGGCCAATGCCTGCGCACGGACCTGCTCGGCGTTCGGTTCCATGCCAGCGTTTGGTGCCGGCGAGAAGCCGGGATTGGAGTGGACGGGATCATCTGCCATGATGCTGGTGCCTTTGTTCCGGTGGGCGGCGATACTCGCGCTTGTGCGGCCGTCGGCACCGAGGTCGACGAAACTGATCTCGCCGAGCGTTGCCTTGCGGACGACGTTGATGGGGCCGGCGAACTCCTGGCCGTTCACGGTCGCCTTCTGCGACTCGCGGATGAACTCGAACTCCTCGACACTCGCGCCCACCGAGGCCTGCCAGGGGAAGCCGTTTCGGGATGACGCCACGACCTCGCGGGCGGTCGCGGTGTCGCGGGAGATCACGCCGGTGGCGATGAGCTGCCCGCCCTCGACCTTGATCGCGTCGGTGTGACCGACGCCGGCGGCGGGGTCGTGCGCGAACCGGATCGGCCGGTTCTGCGACGGCACGGCCAACCCAGCGAGATCCAGGACTACCGGATGACGCCAGCCGGCGACGCGCATGGCCCCGCCGGTGTACGCCAGCATCTTGAAGCGCGGCAGCGCCTTCTCTGCGTCCGCGCCCCCCGCGCCCGCGGCGATTGCGGTGATCTCCGCCGTGCCGGTTAGCGTGAGCGGCGATGCGCCGGCGGGCGGGGCCGCGGCTTCAAGCCACAGACGCTTGGGCGCGAGTCGGGTCTTGGGAACGGTCGGAGTCTTCGTTGCCATCGGTGTCGTCCTCTTGGGGTGCGGGGGCGTTGCCCGCGGGGGCCGTAGGGGCGGGTGTCAGTCCAAGTTCATGCATGAGCGCCTGCTCTTTGGCGCGCTGGCGGAGTTCCTGCTCCCAATCGCGTCCTTGCCGCGCAAACTCGAAGGCGAGCGTCGTCGTGTGATTCGCCAGGCGGGTGGCCTGGGCGTTGGCTTCCTTGGCCGGATCAACGTGCTCGACGCCATCCCAGAACCACGCGTGTTCGGGAAGGCCAGCGGCCAGCGTCCGCAGCGACTGCGGGAGCAGCCCCTCGACCAACACCGCCTCGTTGAGCCATGCCCTGAGCAGTCGATCGAGTACCGCCAGCTGCATGTGGTGCTGGTCGACGCGGATGCTCTTGTAGTACACCTGGTGGTCGAGACGACCACTGGCGTAGTTGTACCCCGACGAGTTACCCGCCGCGACGTTGAAGGGCATGTTCAGGCAGCGGGCGATCTCGTTGAGCACCTCGCGCTTGAACTCGCCGAACGTCGTCGTGGGCTGCTCGGCATGGACCTGCCCGAGCTTCCATCCACCGGGCAGCACGGTGGCGAGACGCTGTTCAAGCTCGACCTCGTCCATCGGCTCCAGCGGATCGGCCTCGCCGTTAGCGGGGCTGTCGGTGTAGATGACGGCGGCGAAGTTCGCGGCGGTCTCGGCGGCTGCGATCGTCGCCAGCGTGTACCGGCGGAGCTGCGCGAAGAGCGGGAGCGCCGGCGTGATGTCGGGGATGCCGCGGAGTTGGCTCGGGCGGTCGGGGCGAAAGTAGTGCACGACCGACGCGACGGGAAACGTGTCGAACACGGTCAAGTCGTCAACGGGCGACCGGAATGCCGAGCCGTCACCGGGGTGACGCTTGAGCACGCGATACGCGGAGGGGTTGCCCCAACCATCGAGCACGATGCCGTCGACCTCATCGCCTCGGCCACGATGCAGGAGCGGCGTCGCAACTTGGTCCGCCTCGATGAGCTTGAGGTCCAGCGACACGGGCGACGCGATGGCCGGGTTGCTCACCAGCAGCGCGAACGCTTCGCCGCTCTCGGCGCGCGCCATCCGCATGGTGCGGAGTTTGCCGGGGAGGTCTACCGCACGCGACCACCGCTCGAACGCATCCTCGATGCGGGCGTTGGCGTCTGCGTCCTCGGTGAGCATCTGTAGGCGTGGCCCGGTGCCAATCGTGTCGTTGGCGAGCGTGAGGACGATGCCCTTCGCGTAGGAATTGTTGGCGACCTCGTAGCGGGCGCGGTTGCGGAGGATGCGCCGCACCTCGGGGTTCACCGCCGCGTTGGGCGCAAGGCCGTCGGCGTTGGCCCAGTGCTTGCGGTTCTCCGCGGTCGTCTGGGCCGAGTCGAACTTGGCCACGACCAATCGGCGGGCTCCGCTTCCCGGACGCCCCCCCAGCCCGCGTCCGTGCGAGGCGGAGGGGCGCGCGGGCGCGGAGGAGGGGGAGAGATCGATGGAAATTCGACTCCGCGTGGCCCGGCTCAGGATGTTGGTGATGGCTTTGAGCATGGGCGCGCGGGGGGGTCAGACGGAGCCGGGCGGGACGATCTTGGCGAACTTGATCCCGAGGCCGGGCTTCCTCGCGGCGTCCTTGGACGCGAGGTAGCGATCGGCCTCGATCTGGTCCTTCAGCGGGTGCTGCTCGACGGACTGACCGTCGACAGCGGCCTTCGCGGGCTGCGACGCGTTGTCGCGGATGGCCTGCTCAAGGTTGTGATCGGGGTCCAGGGGCACGCCAGTACCCCTCTGCTCCTGCCGCCCGGTTGTCGCGCTTGCGATGGCAATGCGGCCGAAACGGTCTACGGGTAGAACGGGATCACTCGACCGGGCGCTCGACGGTCGTGATCCGCCGCCCGCAGTGCCGGCATGAACGCCGACGGCGGACCGCTCCGCTGGGAGCAGCGCGGGTGTAGAGCACCTCGAAGTGACGGCATCCGCACCGCTGGCAGGTGAGCCCGTGCGGCTGGGGTGGTGGTTTGGCAGTGCGTGCTGGCGTGCGGGGGTTCACCGGCGGTCTCCTCGAAGTTGGGAGAGCCGAAGCCGGGGACGCACCGTCGCCTTGTGGTCTGTGCCGAAGAGCACCGCGCCCTGCATGGACGCCGCGACCGCCGAGCCGACCAGGCAGTCGAGCCAGTGGTTGTCGAGGCCCTCTACGCGGAGTTTCCACTCGTCCACGGTGCGCCCGCGGCCCTCGGTCTTCACGCGGTACTCGCTGGTCAGGTGCTCGGAGAGCAGCCGGTGCGGCTCAGGTTTGTTCCCGAACAGCGACAGGCATCCGGGATCGCCCATGGGCACCGCGAGCCGCGCGTGGGCGAATGACTTCCAGTAGTTCGTGTCGAAGACAACGTGCCGGACGGCGCGCTTGCCGGTGACGACCGGGATGCGCCAGTTGAGTCCGACGCGATCACCCCGCTTGCGCTTGTAGTCGCTGAAGGGGATGCTCGACGCTCCGACATAGCGCCCGTGACTGGGCATGAGCAGACCCGCGTGCGGACTCTGGCGGCAGAACTGGTAGACCACATCCGTGGACGATCCCCAGTTGGCGTCGATCAAGCAGCGGTCGATTCGGACCATTGCCCCGTCATCGCGCCGCCACTCGCGCGCCAGATGCGAGGCCACCAGACGCTCCAGCCCGGCGTAGATTGCCCCTTCAACGCCAGCGCGAGGAGCCGCGGTCGCCAGCGTCCGGCGCAGGTCGCGCAGCGTGAAGTACCCTCCCGGCGCCCTTTGATCCGGCTCGGTGCCGTAGTCGATTACATACCCCGTGAAGTCGTCCTCCCAAGCGGCCACGAGGTAGAACAGCGCCTTGCCTTGGACGTCCACAAACATCGTCAGCCGCGTGCAACCGATCGGCACTTCGTCGCGCGCCTGGCCGTTGACCTTCGCCGCGATCTGATCAGCGCTGAGCAGGTCGTCGGCGGCCTGGACCTCGGGCAGTGGCTCGTTCTGGTATTCGGCGAAGAACGCCGCATCGTCCTGGAGCTTCAGGTTCATCGCGTGCTGGACCGCCGACAACTCGTCGTGGTTAAACCGTTCGGGCCACGCGATCACGGCCCCCTCGTCCATCGCCGTGCGGTGCTGGCCGTAGAACTCCGTGGCGGCCTTGATCCCGCGATCGTTCCGCAGCCCCTCCGCTCGCAACTCCGCGTACTTCTGCCACAGCGCGTCGCGGACCGGGAAGGCGTACATCATCTTCGTCCGCTCGCCCTGCCACTGCGGGTGCTTGTCGCGGTCGAGAATGCGGTCGGCCAGATCGTCGGGGCGGACGACCGTCAGCGTCATGAGGCCCGCGATCTTCTTGCCCGGCCCTGCCAGGCCGAGGATTGCGCCTGCGAGGATGCGCTCGCGGTTGGCGCACTGCGACGGCGAGCGAGCGCTCTCGTCGGTCTGCGGGTCGTCGATAAGCACCAGCGACGGGCGCGCCGATGTGCCATCGGCCCGCTTGTGCTTCATACCGCGGATGCGCCCGGTGATCCCGGCGACGCGGATGATGGCGCCGGCGGCCGGCGAGCCCGGGATCGTCGGGAGCACGATCTCCCGCGCGGTCCAGCCGATGTGTGTCTGCTTCCCCTGGAAGAGCTGCCCCGAGGCGCGCTGGTGGATGCCCTCCAAGCTGCGAATCGGGTGGCAGACCTCTGGGAAGTCGCCGGCGAGGAGCTCGCTGTTTTCCAGCTCCGCCTTGATCGACTCGAGCATCCCGGCGGCGTGTTCTTCGTCGGAACCAATTAGCGCCACGAAGTCGCGGTGGCCGTAGAGCATGGCCCACAGGCACGCGACCTCGCAAAGGGAGGTCTTCCCCGACCCGCGCGGCATGGCCATCGCAAACAGACCGCCCTCGAGGACCGCCTGTTCGATCTTGGCGACGACCTTGAGGTGGTCGTCCGACCACTTGAGATGAAACGTCTGCAGGAAGTACGTTTCGCAGAAGAAGCGGAAGTCTCGGGCCGCCCGCTCGCGCCGTCCCGAATCGGCGACGGCGGGCAGATCGCCGATGTCGCGCCCCGAGAGCGAGAGCACGGCGTTGCGCTGCCGCGCCCGCTCCTTCATCGCCTCGTAGCCGGTCAGCCCGTCGGGCTGCCGGGCCGCTTCGGCGAGCGCTTCGTGCCGCGTGGTAACCAGCCAGGCGACGTACCGAAACAGGTCGACCTTGCCGGCGTCGCCATCGGCCGCGACGCGGAACCCCGCGCGCGTGCGGTGCCGATGAAGCTGCCGCTCGCTGACGACCTCGCCCAGCGGCGTGCTGTTGAGCAGCCGCGCGAGTTCACCGGGCTTGAGTTTGCGCGGGTCAATCGCCACCGGCGGACATCTCCTTCACGAGCCACGCGGCATAGTGCACGAGGTTGAGCGAACCGTCCGCGTTCGTCGGCGCGCCCGCGCCGATGTCGGCGTGGAGCATGGCGTCGCTTACGGGCTTGCCCCCCAGGCGCGTGAGCACGCGGGCGGCGTCCGCCACGGGGAGCGCGGCGGGGTTCAGCCGGGACATTCCCTGTCCCCCCGATGCTGGCCCGGGACTAGGCGCGTGTTCGGGAGTCATCGCGGACCTCCCGGCCGAACTTGCCCACATGTCCCGCCGAGTTGCCCACATCTCGCGGAATGACGGCGAAACCGCTCCGATTCGCCTTGCCTGTCCGCAGATGTCATGGCTTCATGTGTCACAACGCGGGGCGACCAACCACGAGCCCCGCGACGGAGACCACGACGATGAACGCGACTACGAAGAACATGATCGAGATCGCCAGCGCCCTGGGACGCCGCGGGTTCGCGGTCGCCTGCCTCGAAGTCCGCACGCCCGACGGCCGGACTTGGTCGGTCGACGCCACCAGCGCGGGCGGGTACCGCCTCTTCGAGATCGACCCCGACGGCCGCCGCGGGCCCGACGAGCACGACGCGGTGGACGGCGATACCTGGTTCGCCAGCGACCTGGTGGACTACCTCGACGCGGTGGGCCGGCCCAAGACGCCCCCGCCCGACCGCACAACCCGCCCGACCGCCTGAAGCCCGCGAAATGCGGGCTTCGTTGTTTACCGGAGTCACCACGCACCGCAAGCACCCCA